TTTGGACCGAGACGGCTACGCACTTGTTCATGTCGGACCAGGGCGTGACCGAGGAGTTTGTGACCGTCCTGCTCGGCTTTCCCAACGGCGACCTACCCCCGTTGCCTGAAGGCTCCGTGTGGGGCGCAGATGGGGTCATCTCCGCCGAGGACGCGCTGGCAGCTATCGACGGCGCCAACTTCAAGGTGTTCGTGTCTTCGGGTGATGTATCGCCCGCCGCTCAGGTTGCCGCCGCTGTGGCGGCTGAGGGGCTATACTTGATCCCGTTCAACCCGGACCCCTAAGGCTTGAGGCGATAGAAGCAGGGTTCCGGCGCCGGGCCTGCTGCGACGTCCACGATATGGGCGGCACCGATGGAACGCTGCTTGATTGTTTGCAAGCTGGCATTCCCGACTGGGCTTGGCCGCTGGCGGACATCGGCGTGGCTGTCATGGTATTGTTTCGACCCGTCTATAACTGGATCAAAGGCAAAGGGACGCAATGATGAACGCGGACTTCTTCGAGGCAGTACGGCCAATGTTCGGCGGGTCGCTCAGCCAAGCCCAAGTGGACGGCTTCGGCATTATCTTTGAGGCATGGCGCAAGGCTGGCTCAGGCAACGATCGCCACCTAGCCTACATCCTTGCGACCGCATACCACGAAACAGCGCGCACCATGCAGCCCGTGCGCGAAACATTGGCGACAACCGACGCCAAGGCAAAGGAGCGGCTAACCAAGGCGTGGAAGGCCGGCAATCTGCCGTGGGTCAAATCCGACTATTGGTCTGGCGGATGGTTTGGCCGCGGCTTCGTCCAGCTCACGCACAAGGCGAACTACGTCAAGGCCGGGGAGAAGCTAGGCATTGACCTAGTAGCCGATCCATCCAAGGCAATGATCCCCGAAGTGTCGGCGCTGATCCTTGTGCGCGGCATGTTGGAAGGCTGGTTCACCGGCATGAAGCTGGCCGACGCCGCCGACTTTCGCGAAGCTCGCAGGGTCGTTAACGGCACCGACCGCGCCAGCCAGATCGCGCAATATGCCGATGCATTCCTGAGCGCGCTGGATGCGATGGATGATGCGCCTACCATCACTGTGATCGAGCCCAAGCCAAGCAGCACTGGCTGGCTAGTTCTTGCGGCGTTGGCCATTGCTGGTGTAGTTGTAGGTGCCTACAATTGGATTGCGTCATTGTTCGGATAAGAGGTTTGCTATGACCGCTGTCATTGCCCGCATTGCCCTGCGCTACATTTCCGGCGCGCTTGTCATCAAGGGGCTGTTGCCAGAGGATAGCGGCATCGCTACCGATCCAGACGTTCTCAATGTTGTGGAGGTGGCGCTAGGCTTTGCCATCGGCGCCGCGACAGAGGCTTGGTACGTTATCGCCCGGCGCATGGGGTGGGCCAAGTGAACCATCTCATCCCTGATTGGCTCGTTCCGCTTGTCCCGTACTGGCCCCTAGCCCTCATCGTGGCGGGTGCCGGTCTTGCATGGCGCATTGCTGGGGCGCCGGGGCTTGCGACGTTTGCGGCAGCCGTTGGCTTCGTCCTTGGCCGCCGATCGGTTAAAACCGATGCGCCCATCCCGCCAAAGAAAAAGAAGCGGTGGTTCTAAGTGCCAGAATGGATTGAGCTGAAAATCTCCCTCGGCAATATCCTGACCATTGGGTCAGTGATTGTCGGCCTAACCATCGGATGGCAAACGCTCGCATCTGGCGTGCAGACCAACGCAAACGACATTCAGAAACTTGACACTAGGGTTAACGATCAAGGCGACAGGCTGGACACGCTCATGATAGAGCTTCAAACCAACCGGATCAATGAAACGGCTTTGCTGACGGAGCTTCGCACAGATATGCGCTACCTGCGCGAAGCCATAGACCAGATCAGGAACGTTCAGAAAAAGTAACCGCCTTTTGCTCCAGCACCATATCGGCGAGAATAACAATCTGGGCCAGATCCTGCCGCCGTGCCATACGCGCCTCTAGCTCGGCCTGAAGTCGGCTTATTTCGCCGTCCAATGCGTCGATTTCGCGTTGTGCATCCTGCCGATACTGGTGAACGCTCATCCGAAACGCCGCACTTTCCAGCACATATGGCCTCCCATCGTTCGGCATCGTTGTTAGCATTTTCTTCGTCGTCATCTAGTCTGCTCCCATTTCCAATAGTTTGTCAGCGTATAGGTTAACCAGCTCGCGCTGGCGTGGCTCAGGCAGGGCGAGAAAGTGGTGCCCATCCAACAGGACGGACGCGAGTTTCAGTTCTCGGTCGTTGCGCGCTTTTTCAACCAGCCGCCTGATATGAGAAAACCAATCGGCGGCATCGTCTGGATTATCAAACACAGTACACCTCCAACCCGCACACGTGCGCCAGCGCCATTTCAGCGGTTGCGCCACGCGACTTTTCCCAGCCTGGCAGCGCAACGATCGTATCGGCCTCCAAGCAAATGAACGCGCTGAAGGCGGCAAACGCGCGGCGCATCGGGAACGAATCCCCATCATGCGGGAACTCGGCTGGATTGTAGACCCTATGCCCATAGGCACGCAGCGCAGCCGCAGCGGCATTGAAGGCGGGATAGTTATAGTCCGGGTACCCCGTCATCGGCCCGGACAGATAGATGATGGCCATTGTTTATGCTCCTTTCCTTGTGCTAAAACTTGCGCCGTGTTCAGTCAAATTTGGTTCCTTGGTTTGACTTCGAGCGCATTGGCGGCTGGCATTTCTCTCCATGGGTGTCAGCCGCCCTTATTCTCAACCCATGCCAGCACCTGCCGCGATGCATCCTCAGCACCCTTGCCGATGATCACGCCGTGCCCGATCGCTTGCAGGTAATCAATGATGCGGCGTTGATCCTCGGACAGGCGTCCGCCTTCCCGGCGTTTCATTTCCACCCATAGATCCCATTGCGGAATGAATAGGTCAGGGATGCCGGCAACCACTCCCTCGGCCTTGAGCCGCTTGGCTGTCGTTATCGCCCTGTGATCGCCATTCGGAATGGCGAAGATCAGCAAGGACGGGAACCGCGACCGAAACCAATTTAGGAATCCTACCTGTTCGGCGTGTTCTAAGGGAACGGCGGAAACTGATCGATCCTTTTGCACCCGGTCTTTTGGAATTCCTCCGGCACCACGTCCCGCCATAGCGTGCAATACTTTCCGTCGTACAAATTTATGCATATGACGCACCCATCAGAATGGGATGATGTCGTCGTCGTAGCTTGGCCGCCATCCTGTGGTTGGTGGTGCTCGCTCAATTCGTTCTCCCGGTTTGTAATCCAGCTGCACGATCTCGTGGAACTTTCCGTTGGGCTTGATCTTGATGCGGCTCGGCTGCGTCCAGTCCTGACACTCAGCCAATGCGTCGGCGGTTGTCAACGCCGTTGCGCCAAGAGCTGGCATTCGAGCGGTGTAGCGGCTGGCAGCGTATCCGCCATGATCGGGGCAGAGCCACTCGTTGACCATGACGAACCCGCATAGATAGCTAACTTTTATGCTGTCGGGCTTGTCCGCCTTTTTGTGTTTTGAATAGCTAACGTGATCGACGTCCACCCATGTGCTCTCGACCTGGTTGGAGGTAACGGCTCCCTTGTAGGCATTGGTGCCGTGATTGAGTTCGCGAGGCGGAAACTGATACCCGCATTGCAGGCAGACCAGCGCGGCTATCGGATTGTGCGTTTCGCATTCAGGGCATTTCTTGACCGGTGCCACGCCCTCGCCGGTGGACTTGGCTTTCGGGTTGACCTGATCAAGCAGCCCATGCCGTTCCACATTTGCCCCGTAGTCGAGGAGAATGCAGTCGGCCTTACCATCTGCCGTCCGCGTGCCTCGCCCCACTGCCTGCACGTATAGGCCGGGGCTGGCAGTTGCGCGCACTAGGGCAACTAGGTCAACATGCTTGACGTTAAATCCGGTCGTCAAAACATTGACGTTGATCAAGGCGCGCAGCTTGCCCGACCGGAACGCATCAATCTTGGCCGACCGATCGGCCATGCCATCCTCGCCGGTCACGACCGCGCTTGGGACGTTGTACAGGTCAAGCTCATCGGCCAGCATGTTGGCGTGGGCAATGCCGCTGGCAAAGATCAGCCAGGCCTTACGATTGGCGCCATATCGCACGATCTCGGCAATGGTCGCTCTGACCAGTTCCGGGTCCGACGCCGCGGCGGCCAGCTCGCTTTCGATAAACTCGCCGCCGCGCTTGTGGACATTGGTCAGGTCGATCTGCTTAACGCCTGCCTTGCTGATCACTGGCGCAAGATAGCCATCCTGCATGAGCTCCGTAATGCTGATGTCGTAGGCGATGCCGTCAAAGATCGCGCCCTCGCCCTTGTGGAGGAACCCGCTGTCCAGCCGGTAGGGCGTGGCGGTTAGGCCGACGATCTTTGTCAGCGGGTTAGCAACCATCAGATCGGCAATGAACTTGCCATATCGCGTTGCCGAGTTCTTGGGCAACATATGCGCCTCATCGATCAGCACCAAATCCGGGGCCGGGATGAAATCGAAAGCGCGCTCCCATACCGACTGGATGCCCGCGAACGTAACCTGCCGGTCCAACTGTTTCTTGCCAAGGCTGGCCGAGAAAAACCCAATGTCGGCTTCAGGATACTGCCCGGCAAGCTCGGCTGAGTTCTGCTCCAGCAGCTCCTTCACATGGCTCAGGATGAGAATGCGCGTGCCAGGATACGAACAGGCATCTTGCACCAGGTGGGCAATGATCAGGCTCTTACCGGCGCCAGTCGGGGCAACTATCAGTGGATGGTTGCCGCGCTTTTGCGCCCAATAGTCATACAGCCCATCTATGGCCGCGCGCTGGTAGGGGCGGAGCTCAAGCATCCCGCGCCTCTGCCCAACGCACCAGCGCATCAGCCGACGCGCGGCTGTAACCCATCGCCTTCCGCCGTCTTGCCCGATCGCGGCGGGCCAGAGCATAGGCCGGCCAGTCCTTTGAATCCGGCTCAGGCGGCACCGGGAACATGGCGTCATCAGCCCTGCGGGCGTCTAGCTCTTCAAATGCGAATTGCTCGCGGGTCATAGTGTGGCATCCATTGAAAAAAGATCACGAGCGGAGCTCACGCAGTGCGGAGAAAACCATAGCCGTTCGCGCGATGCGTTGTCCCGCCCTCGCCCGTCGCCTTTTAATCCGTAACCGCCGTGCGCCTTCCACTTCTCAACCGTCCAGCCTAATCCCTCAAGCTCATTGTGCTCGCCATCGTAACCGGCCAACACAATTCGCAAAGCCGGATCATTTCCGTTTGCAGCGCACCAGCCTGAGACTTCCGACGATGCAACTGGCGATTCCATCGCGTAAACCTCGGCGCGTTCATTGAGCGCATAGGGCGGATCAAGAAAAACACCGACAACGCCCCCGCCAGTGCGCAACACAGATGGCCCAGTCACGCGGCTCCAGTCGCCGCAGGCAACGCGGGTTGGCCGCAAGCGCTCCGCTAGATCAAGCATCCACGAGCGGATAAACTCGCCCCTCCCCGCGGATAGGTGCGGGAGTTGGCGGTTAATGCCCGTCCCCGCGGATAGGTGCGGGAGTTGGCGTTTAATGCCCATCCCCGCACCTAGGTGCGGGAGTTGGCGGTTAATGCCCATCCCCGGACCTAGGTGCGGGCGTTGGCGGTTAATGCCCCTCCCCGCGTCACCTAGGTGCGGGAGTTGGCGTGAATCGGTCAACACACCATCAACAGCAACCCAGGGACCGTTCCCGCTGCACCAGCCGCCGCCGATCCAATTGCAGGCACCCCACACCCACCAGCCCGCAGCCTTGGCATCAAACCAGTCGGCATCGCCCATCAGCCGATTAGTCAGGCTTTCGCGCTCGCCGATAAGCCAAATGTGCCTAGCGTGGAGGTCGGCTTCATTGCATGGCCAGTCGGCATAGTCGGCAACTGCATCCGGGTCTGCGCGAACTGCCCGCCAAAAATTGGAGACCAAGCAGTCAAGGTCGTTGACTGTTTCTAATTGTGGCGCGTGCGGTCGGCGTAACAACACCGCACCTGAACCGAAAAACGGCTCAACATAGTGCGACACGTCGCCAAGCCCGGCCCAAACCTTGTCAGCAACAGTCGACTTTCCTCCAAACCACGGGAACGGGGCCGATAAAGGCTTAACCGTTTGTGTCATATCATCTCCACTCCCTCTTTTCATTCCGTACAATTTCGCCATCGCTGTTGACGTATTCCACCCAGCCATCGCTGTTGACGTATTCCACCCAGCCATCGCTGTTGACGTATTCCACCCAGCCATCGCCGGTATCGTGTATCTCCATGTTGATCAGCGCCGGGTTGAACACGTGCCGGTCACAGCCTAGCTGTTGCGTGGCAAGGTCCAGACTGATCCCCCGTGCCGCGCAACTCCATGTCCCATCCGGCTCAGCCGTTGAATGCGCGCATGTTCGGCAGTTCGTTTCCGGCAATTTGTCTCGGTGACAGATCGCCGCGAAATCGCAAAACTTGCACTCAAACCAATCCTCGCTTTCACCCAACTTGACAAGCGGCTTGTCGGAAAAAACAATCCGCTCGGCCTTGTCGATCATTGCCTGAGCGAATGCCGGATCGAGATCAACCCGCTCGGCGTACAGCTCATCGGTGTTTTTGTTCACCGCCATAAACAGGCAAGACGAAATTTCGCTGAGCAGCATACCCACATGCACCTGCGACCAGTAGATCGGCTTGGTTTTTTGCAGGCCATTCATCGCCAAAGCCTTGAACGATTTTTCGTTCATCGTCTTAAACTCCAGCGTATGCGGGCCGGGATGATCCTCGATCCCTTCGCACACGCCGTCCAGGCTCAATCCGAAATGGCCACCGAAACGCGAATAGCTGAACTGCTTGCCATCGGCGCCGACATCCCAGACCATGATCCCGATGCCGTGGAGATTATCGACGAACCGCGCCTCTGCCATTTGGCCGGTCTCAAACAGGCGCAGCAGCCGCCCATCAAATGTTGCGTGATCCGCCCAGTGGAATTGATACCACAAGGCACGCTCGCAACTGTTTCCGATCTGGCTGCCGCCTAGGTGGGGCCGGTGCGGATAGCCGCGCTTGGCCTCATACGATTTGTAAATCTTGTCTATGATGTTCATGTTTTTTGCCCCTTAAGGAAAACATAAGCCCCGATCCTTTCCTTAACGATATCGTAAGAAAAGGATTGGAGCCGTTTGTCACTTCTTCCAAGGCGGGGTTAATGCTGCCTTGGGCGCCGCAGCAGCCGGGGCTGCGCTCGCACCATCCATCGCCGCATACTCCATGATGCGGTTGCTCGCATCGTACCCATCGCGCGCCGCCTTGATCCCGACCTTGACCATCAACGGCTTGTTGCACAGGTCATTCAGGCCGCGCAGCGTGAACGTGTGGATGGCGCGGCAGAGCGAACCAAACTGGCGGATCGCGATGTCCTTCGTCGTCTGGTTTTTGTTTTCGGTGTTGAGGTTTTCGTAGATCCGCCGCCCGGCATAGTCGCCCTCGATCACCTCCAGCTCCAGCCGGATATAGCTGCCGGTCATTGCCTTGGTCTGGCGCTCCTCAGCGGAGGCCACAACGGCCTTGTACCAATTGGGCGGGATCGGCTCGAAGGATTTGGGCGCCTCAAGCGTGCGCGCGTCGAAGTTGGTAAAGTCCATTGTCTTTTCTCCTGTTACTTTGCTGCAAACTGATCGAATGGATTGCCGCCGCTGAACGTGAACGCCAGCGGCTCAGTGATGTTGAACCGGTTCTTCGTGGTGCTGCTCGCTTGGGGAAAACAGATGATCTCCCGATCGCCGGTCGAGATGGCCCGCTTGCGCTCACCATCCCCGCGCACAAACGTCTTGAGCCGTATCTGGGCCACCAAGTCTACGTTGTCGGTGTAGTGCGGCAGCGACTTCTTGTGCATACGGATCGTGTACCGGGCATATGCATCCATGTCCGGGAGTTCGAGCGTTTCGGTATCGCTATGGGCGATAAACACAATGTTCATCCCCCGATCGTAAGCCAGCGAACCAGCCCACTCCCTCACCATGCGATGGCGCTCAGCCGCCGCACCATATC